TTCGGACAGATGAAAGACGTTCAAGGTTCTCCAAACCCTGAATTTATGGAAATTGTTCGTTGTCGGAATATAGCACCATGGCCATTGCATATGGCTCATTTAGAAGATAAAGCTAGAACGCGCTTTACATCGCGCGCTATAATATTGACCTCTAATGAATCCCACTATTTAACCCCTTCTTTGACTTGCCCAGAGGCATTTGATAGACGTTTAGATTTGAGTGCCAAAGTTAAGATTAAGAGCGAGTTTCTTATTCCCGGCACCGAAAGATTAGATCCTGATAAAGTTTCCAAACCCCTTGATGAAAATGTTTATCTCTTCTGTCTCCATGAGAATAAGAAACCCATGGTAGATAGTAAAGGTAAAGAGATTTGGCTTAATTATGAACAATTTTCCAAGATGTGTATTACTAAATATAATAAAATGTATTATTCTTCTAAGCGTCGACTCGAATGTCTTCAACAGCGTAGTCATGACCTTAAAGAAAAACCTTCACAACCATCAATGAAAGCCCAAATAAATCTTGATGATATAACTGTAGATCGTTGTATTCAGGCAACCATATGGGTAAATGCTAGAGACCCTCCTAATCCTTTTAATAAGACCGCTTTAGTAGATGATAAGATACTAACTGAAATCCAAGAGAAAGAAATGTTAGAATTGGCTGTTAAGAGCGAAGATTATTATGAGTTCATGATAGCGGCTAGCGAATATTGTATAGCCAAAGAGATAGATTTATTACGTGTTTTGTCCCCTGAAGAATGTTCTGTAGACTATAGAGCCATTCATCAATCTATTTATGATCGTAAATTAACAGAGAATAAGAGAGTTGGACCCATCCGTAACTATGTAGAATTTATGTTCGACCGTTTTAAGATGACTATAATTGATGCTTTCCACCGCATAAAGGATACAGTAGCTAAGAACTATATAACATTTGGTAGTATAGCTGTTGGTATAGTAGCTCTATACGGTTTGAAATCTTTCTTTGCTCCTAGTGAAGAAAAGAAATCCGCAGTTAGTAAACCCCTTAAACAACCTAACATGCCTCGTACCCAAAGAAGTAGTAGTGTTCCCCCCCGCCGAAATTCAGACATACCACCCATTACTGAATCCCGTGAAATAGAGAAAAGGAAAAGAATGCGCATTACAGCAGAGATGGATAAGCGTAAATGCACAGCCGAATCCCGTATAGAAGAGAAGAGACGACCAAAACGTGCTGTTGCCGAATTTTGGTTTTCTGGCCCAAAGTGCACTTGTGATGTTGATGCTTTGGCTAAT